GATATTTGGGATTGTCAGCCGCGCGGCGGCGGAAGGGTTGGTTAATGGAAATCCAAAACAAGATTGAGTCTAATATGGACTTTGCTGACACTCCTGCTGGTCAAGCGCAGCGGTGGAGCGCTGAGATTGAGGCTTCGAAAAAGGAGATGATGAAGTTTCAAGATGATGGCGACCGCATTACGCGCAGATATTTGGACCGGCGTGATGAGTGGCACAAGGAAGAAAGCCGGGTAAATCTGTTTTGGTCGTCCACTAAGGTATTGTTGAGTTTGCTTTATGCGCGTCCTCCGAGATCGTCGGTGGCGCGTTCTTTTTTGGATGCTGATGACGATGTAGCGCGTGTTGCCGGTTTAATTGTACAGCGTATTTTGAACAAAGCGTTTGACGACAATGTTTCGTCATGGGATTCGGCTATTCGGCAGGGGATTGAGGATTGGCTGATTGTCGGCATGGGGCAATCATGGATGCGTTATGAGGTAGAAACTCAGATTGAGGAAATCCCGGCGGAAATTGACCCTATTACCGGCGAAGAACTTGTACCGGCCAGCACTTATGAGCGCATTGTCAATGAAGATGCGCCGATTGATTATATTTATTGGAAAGACTTTTTCTATTCTCCTGCGCGTGTATGGGATGAAGTGCGGTGGGTAGCGCGGCGCGTTTACATGACCCGCGACCAGTTGGTTCAAAGATTTGGTGAACAGATTGGCAAGATGGTTCCGTTGTTCTCAAGGGAGACAAGCGAGACAAACGCACAAACGCCAAAATACGATCCTTGGTCTAAGGCGCAAGTGTTTGAGATTTGGTGCAAGGAAGATAAGAAGGTTTATTGGTACGCCAAGGGCTCCGACATTATCCTTGATATTAAGGACGACCCGCTTCAGCTTGATTCGTTTTTCCCGTGTCCAAAGCCTCTTGCTGCGAATGTCACTAGCAGCAATTTTATTCCTCGCGCTGATTACATTTTCGCGCAGGATCAGTTTAACGAATTAGATGAAATCAATACCCGCATTACTTGGCTGACCAGGGCAGCAAAGGTTGTCGGCGTTTATGATAAGAACCATGAGGGTATTCAGCGCATGTTTAATCAGGCTGCTGAAAACCAGCTTATCCCAGTTGATAACTGGGCCATGTTTGCCGAGGCCGGTGGCGTAAGGGGCAAGGTTGATTGGGTTCCGATTGATCAGGTTGTAAATGCCATTAACCAGTTGCGGCAGTATCGTCAGGATAAGACGGTTCAAATTTATGAAGTGCTTGGCATTTCCGACATTATGCGCGGCAGCACCCGCGCTAGTGAAACGGCTACAGCACAGCAAATCAAAGCGCAATTTGGCTCTACGCGAGTGCAACTAAGTCAGTTCTATATTGCTGAGTGGATTACTAACCTGCTGCGGATTAAGGCTGAAATTATCAGCAAGCATTGGCAGCCTGAAACGATTGCCGAACGGTCAAATGTAATTCGCACACCAGACGTGCAATTTGCTGGTCCGGCCATTCAGCTTATTAAGGATGAACGCTTAGCGGAGTACAGAATAAATGTCGAAGCTGATTCAATGGCTGCGCTTGATTATGCGGCAGAGCGCGATAGTGCTGTCCAATTTATGCAAGGGCTTGGCGCGTTTATCAGCCAAGTGTCTCCAATGGCTCAGGCAGTTCCTGGCGCGGCTCCGTACTTCCTTAAACTTATGCAATGGGCCGTTGCCAAGTTCAGAGTCTCCGCTGAAATCGAAGGAGTCATTGACCAAGCCGTTGCCCAACTCCAGCAAAATCCGCCAGGACCGCCGCAACCAAGCCCAGAAGATCAAGCAAAAACGGCGTCCGAAATCGCAAAAGCAAGAGAGCGAGAAGCCAACGCTCAAGAAACACAAGTAGATACGCAAGCCAAAGTGTTGCAAATGAACGCAATGGCGAGAAGTGCAATGCAGCCTAATCAAAACCTTCCGCCAATTGTGAGGTAATTATGTCAGGTGTTCCAGAGCCATATAGATATGCTTACGTTCACGTTTCTGGACAAGAAACTGAATACCCATTAGGCAATTATGGGCAATTAGGAGATTATTTGCACCGTTTGGTGGTGACATTAACAGCAAATAACAGCGCAGATATTTATATACATGACGGCGACATGACTCATTTGGTTCTCCCAAACGGAGTAGTAAAAGGAGTTTATAGCATTGAGATGAACATGGTTTCTCAAGATGGTGGTTGGGCGGTTTCTACTAGCGCAGATGCTGAATTATTGGCTGTAGGCGTGTTTACGAATTAGTGATGGATAAATACTCGTCAAGAATTAACGCTTTGCGTAAAGATTTTGGTGGTTTTAACAATCCTAAACGCACGCCATCTCATCCAGAAAAATCTCATGCTGTTTTGGCTAAACAAGGTGAACAAATAAAACTTATTCGTTTTGGGCAACAAGGTGTTAGCGGTTCTCCTAAGAAAGAAGGAGAGTCAGAATCATATAGAAAGCGTCGAGAAGCATTTAAGGCGCGTCATGCCAGCAACATTGCCAAAGGAAAAATGTCTGCTGCTTATTGGGCAAACAAAGTTAAATGGTAGGTGATATATGAAAGCAAAAATGCAAATTTACGCTGAGATTCTTCGTCAATTATCGCGTATGCCGGATGATTACGAAGAACCTGATATGTCCGAAATGGAAATGGAGTCAGAAAATGATGACTCTGAAATGGAAGATGAATCTTCTTATGTTGATATAAAAGAAAACAAAGAAGAATACAAAAATGCCAAGTAAATCACCAGCGCAAGCGCGTCTTATGGCGGCTGCGGCTCATGATCCTGCGTTTGCCAAGAAATCTGGCGTTCCTCAAAGCGTTGCTAAAGATTTTAACAAAGCCGATACAGGCACAAAGATGCTGAAACAAGCCATGCAAGCCAAGGCTTTAAGGAAGAAATAAATGAAACGTGTTTTTATTTATGACAAGAAATTAGAAAAAGTTGTTGAAGTAGAACCAAGGGAAAAAACTCTAAGAAACAATATTGTGGTTTCTGACGCGCATTATGAAGGATTACGCGCAACTGACGGCACAGATATTGGTACGCGCAAAAAGCACCGCGAATATATGAAGCGGCATGGATTAACCACAGTAGATGATTACAAACAAACGTGGGCTAAAAAACAGCAAGAACGGGAAAATTACTATCAGAAAGGCGGAACCATTACACGCGATCACATTAGGCGCGTAATTCACCAACTGGAGAATAAATAAAAATGACTAATGAATCCACCACAATTAGGGATGCTTTAGAAGCTGCTATCCCGCAAGAAGAAGAAGAAGTGCAGACTTCATCAAATGAAGCTGTTGTTGAACAACCTGTATCTGAACCTACAGAAGATGTTGTTAACAATGAACAAACAGAAAAATTACAAGATGAGCAAGATAAGTTTGCAAAAACAGATAATACTAATATTGCAAATCAAGCGGAAAGTTCTGTTGAAAAAACTGCAATAAAACCTGGTCCTAAATCTGAACCAAAACAAATTGAAAAAGCTCCTGTTTCTTGGAAGCCTGAAGTAAGAGAACATTGGGCGGCGCTTCCAACAGAAATAAAAAATGAAGTTATGCGCCGCGAGCGCGACATTCAAAACACACTAAAAGAAAGCAACGAAGCGCGGAAAATGGTTGAACAATTCAACCGTGTTATTCAGCCGTATGAAATGTTTATCAAGGCTGAAAACAGCAATCCGTTGCAAGCCGTGGATAATCTTATGGCAACGGCGGCTAGGTTGCGTACCGGCACTTCTGGCGATGTAGCGCAGATGGTAGCTGGCATTGTTAAGCAGTTTGGTGTTGGCCGATTTGGAAAAGCGTTTATTGAGCAGTTGGATTCGGCGCTTGTTGGCGAAATTCCGCAAGAAGATGCTCAAGCTGCTCAAATGCGGAATATGCTGCAACAACAGCTTGCGCCTGTTCAGAATTTTATGAACCAGTTTCAGCAAGCCCAACATATGCAGCAGGAAAAGTTGACGCATGAAGCGGCTACCGAGGTTCAAGGTTTTTTGCAGAACGCTGAATTTGCCGAAGATGTGCGCGAGGATATGGCTGACTTGATGGAGGTTGCACAGCGTCGAGGCCGTGAATTGACGTTGCAAGAGGCTTATCAGCAGGCTTGTATTGCCAATCCTAAGATTAGGTCAATTTTGCAACAGCGTGGCAAAAGTGTTGATGCCAATAAACTGACTGGGGCGGCTCAGAAAGCAAAGTCTGCGGCGGTAAGTGTATCTGGCGCTCCGGCTATCTCTGCGCCTCAGAGGGCCGCTGTGGATGTTAGATCGGCTATTGAAGCGGCTATTGCATCACATTCAAGATAAGAGTATGTTTGTTAAAGCAAAACATTGTTTTGCTAACTAATTGTAATTGTTAGTTTTTTACTGCTTTTGTGAATTTGTTAATAATTAAGTGCCATCGAAAGAACGCTTAATATTAATAAACCATCACAATCTGCTTATGTAGAATATCTAACAATTTCAACAACGTGCAGCGACACTAAGCAAAAGACGCCAGTCCCATTTGCTTATCGTCGGGGACGTTATGCCATCTGCGCCTTATGGCGTTGAACATGATCGGACCGCTCGTTCTGCTGCATGAACGATGTGTGTTTTTTAACCGCCCGATTGAGCGGGCGATAGATCATGGAGAAATAAGATGGCTTTTGCGAATACGTCCGTAACGGACATTATTGCGACAACTATTCAGTCGCGTACCCGTCAGATTGCTGACAACGTAACCAAAAACAACGCTTTGCTTGCTCGGCTTAATAACCGTGGCAACGTGAAGCCGTTTGGCGGCGGTAACGTGATTTTCCAAGAATTGTCGTTCCAGCAGAACGGCAACGCCGGTTTTTATAGCGGCTATGACCTGCTGCCGGTTGCGGCGGCTGACGTTATCAGCGCGGCGGAATACAACATTAAGCAGCTTGCTTGCCCGGTCGTTATGAGCGGCTTGGAAATGTTGCAGAACGCTGGTCGTGAACAGTTCATCGACTTGCTTGAAGCCCGTATGAACGTGGCGGAAAGCACGATGGCGAATAAGCTGGCTGAGTCCGTCTATAGCGACGGTACTGGTGACGGCGGTAAGGAAGTGACCGGCCTTGATGCGGCTGTCCCGTCTGATCCGACGACTGGCACCTACGGCGGCATTGATCGCGCTACTTGGACCTTCTGGCGTTCGCAGCTTTATGATTTCAGTGCTGAATCTGTTACTCCGAGTGCCACAACAATCCAAGCGGCCTTGAACAAGCTCTGGTCGTCTTTGGTTCGCGGTTCTGACCGTCCTGACCTGATTGTTCTTAGCAACAGCTATTGGACCTATTACATGGGTTCGCTTCAGGCTCAACAGCGTTTCACTGATCCTAAGACGGGCGACCTTGGCTTCCCAACGCTGAAGTTTATGGATGCTGACGTTGTGCTTGATGGTGGTATTGGCGGATTTTGCCCGGCCGACACCGGCTTCATGCTCAATACAAAGTACATATTCCTGCGTCCTCATAAAGATCGCAACATGGTCGCGCTGAGTCCAACTCGTCGCTACGCAATCAACCAGGACGCTGAAGTTCAGATTCTAGGGTGGGCTGGCAATCTGACTTCTTCAGGCGCTCAGTTCCAGGGTCGTATCCAGAATTAGCCCTGTGGTGGGGTCAACTTACCTTGGTAGGTAAAAAAATTCCTACCAAGGTCTTTTTGAAAGGAATTAACTATGGCTCAAGCTATTATTGGTATTATCCCCACACAGATTGCGGCTTCTACCGCCAATCCTGAATTTAAGTTGGGTACTGTTGGTGGATACGATGATCCGACTAATGGGTATCAAGAATTTGTTTATGGTCGTGCAAGCGGCGCTGTTACTGGCGCTGGTTATCTTTGTGTGGAATTAACTGGTTTTGATTTTGCTATGGCAAGCACTACGACTACTGCTCCTGGTTCTTCGGGATACGGTACTCGTTGTGGCGCTGCTCAAGCGGCTCTTGCTGACAACGAATACGGCTGGTTCCAAATTTACGGCAAAGGAAGCCTTCGCACGTTGGCTTCTGCTGCCAAAGGAACACGCCTAAATAGTACAGCTACCGCTGGTGCTGTTGATGATGATGGCACTGCCGGTTCTGAAGCTATTAATGGCGTTGTTCTTGGTACTGCTACGGGAGGATCAGAAGCTACAAATACTGATGCAGTTTTTTCTTATCCTACCGTTGATTCTACGTTGTAATAAATACAATAGATAAAATGGATGACGTGAGTTTGTCTTACGTCATCCATTTCTTACAAAAAAGGAAAAAAAGATGAATATAAACGCCGCCGCAGTTCAGACAGATTGGTCAGCCGTAGCTGATGCTCCTGGAATTGATGATTCCCGATTTGCTGTAGATGACAAACTTTTTGTTCAGTTCTTTCGCAAGCCTAAAATGCAACCTGGAGAGAGCAAAAAGGCGGGACGTGCTATTTATAAGGAACTTGATTACATTAGGATTATTGTTCCAGGCGACAAACTTAGCATTATAGAACGTCCAGTAAGCGAAATTGATATTCAGAGATTTAGCGCAAAATATGAAAAGTTTCAGGCTGGTGCTGGAAATGTAATTGAAGGTACTCCGCTATCTTCTTTGCCGCGCATGACTCCTGTTAAAGTAGAAGAATATAAATATTTTAACATTCATACTGTAGAGCAGCTTGCTTCTGCTTCAGACAATGTTGGTCAAAAGTTTTTTGGTTTCCAAGAAGATAAGCGCGGCGCTCTTGCTTTTCTTGAAATTGCTAAGGGCAACGCTCCAATTGAAAAGATGAATGAAGAACTACAAGAGCGCGATGCAAAGATTGAAGAAATGCAAGCGCAGATCGAAGCGTTGACGAAGATGATGAACGGCAAAAAGTCAAAATCTTCTGAATAATAGGACGTAACGGATGGCTTACCAAATTATTAACGACACTACGCTTTCTGCCATCGTTCAGAACGTAGCGCAGATGGTAAGCTATCCGGTTCCTTCTGATCCAGCAGGAAGTTCAGACCCTTCTGTTGAACAAATGGTTCAAGCGGTCAATCTTTCCGGCCTTGATTTGATGGCTTTGTATGATTGGCAAGAACTTACAAAAACTTACGAAATTTCCATTGAAGCAGACTCAAGCGGTCAAGTTCAAAAAGCGTTTGATCTTCCAGAAGATTTTTATGAATGGGTAGATCAGACGCAATGGAACAGTACTAATCAGTGGCCTGCCATTGGTCCTATTAGTCCTCAAATGTGGCAGCAGCTTATTGTTAGACAAGTTCTGCCAACGCTTTCTTTTTACTGGCAAGTCCGTGATAACAAGCTGTACATCATGTCTCCGCCTACGTCAGCGCAAACGCTTACGTTCTTTTATCAATCTCAGGCTTGGGTACGCGATCAAGATAACACTAGCTTGTATAAAAACCGCGCCACCAAAAATGGCGACGTTATTCTTTTAGATTCATTTCTAGTTACGCTCTATAGCAGAGCAAAATGGCTGGAAATGAAAGGCTTGGATTCAAGCGCGGCCATGCGCGATTTCCATACAAACTTTGAAAACCGTCGCGGTCA